TATTATCCTTCCCGATAGCAAAAACGCTATACATCATTACCCTGTAACCATTGGAGAATATGCAATAGCAACTGATTATCAAGGTAGAGTTAACACTTTATATAGAGAATTTCAAAAAACAGTAGGTGAAATAGTACGAGAATTTGGCTATAACAAATGTTCAACGTCTGTAAAAAATTTATATGACAGAGGAAATTTAGATAGTTGGATTACATTAGTACACGCTATAGAACCAAGAGATGATAGAGAACGTGATTACAATAAAAAAGACAATATGAATATGGCATATAAGTCTTGTTATTTTGAAGTAGGAGGAGATGGCGATCAGGTTTTACGAGAAAGCGGATATAAAGAATTTCCGGCAGTAGTGCCAAGATGGGGAGTAGCAGGTGGTGATATATATGGCAATTCACCGGGTATGGAATCATTAGGTGACATAAAACAATTGCAACATGAGCAGTTACGAAAAGCACAAACTATTGATTATCAAACAAAACCACCATTACAAGTGCCTAGCTACATGAAAAATAGAGATGTGGACAGTTTACCGGGTGGGGTTACGTTTATTGATGGAGCGCAAGGCAAGATAGAAACAGCGTTTAACGTTAATTTAAATTTACAACATTTGTTAATGGATATACAGGACGTAAGACAAAGAATAAATGGTAGTTTTTATGCTGATTTATTTCTTATGTTAGCTAATGCTACTGATACAAGAATGACAGCAACAGAAGTAGCAGAACGTCATGAAGAAAAATTGTTAATGTTAGGGCCAGTTTTAGAAAGATTACATAACGAATTGTTAGATCCGTTAATTGATATTACTTTTAACAGAATGGTAGAAGCTGATTTAGTGCCACCAGCACCGGAAGAGTTACAGGGCATGGAATTAAACGTAGAATTTGTATCTATGTTGGCACAGGCACAACGTGCTATTGGTACAAATAGTGTAGATAGATATGTAAATAGTATGGGAATGGTTGCACAAATGAAACCTGATGTACTTGATAAATTTGATTCTGACAGTTGGGCAGATAATTATGCAGATATGTTAGGTGTTGATCCATCCTTAATAGTATCTGGGCCACAAGTAGCAAAGGTTAGGCAACAAAGAGCGTTAGCACAGCAACAGGCAGCGCAAGCTGAAGCTGAACAACGTGCTGTAGAAAACGCTACAAAATTAAATAACTCTAAAACTGGCGAACCATCCATGATGGATATGATGAACCAATTTAGCGGTTACAATTCACCATCACCTTTAGAGGTATAACAAATGGATTTTGATAAATATTTAAAAGCTTATTACGGTTTTACAACTGAAGATAAAAAATGGAAAAGAATGACAGCAAAAGCAAAAAGAATCTTGCGAGAAAGCCATAAAATGGATACAGAAAAAGAAGAAGAAGGTACAAAATTAGCAACTTTGTATCCAGAAATGACAAGGGCAGGTCAAAAATCTGCCAAATCTGCCGAATCTGCTAAAACTTTATTAAATACGGAGGATTAACCAATGAGTAGAGGACTTTATGCAAACATCCATGCAAAACGCAAAAGAATAAAAGCTGGTTCTGGTGAACGTATGCGTAAAAAAGGAGAAAAAGGTGCGCCAACAGATAAGCAATTTAGACAAGCAAAAAAAACTAGTAGAGCAGAAATGGCTAAAAAGTTATATGGCTAGGTGTAACCGTAACACTGGTATAACTAGATATATTAGTTTATGAGCGAATACAATCCTCTCGATTTAAAAGGTCAACAAAAAACTAAAGACAATAAAAAGTTTTTAGAAAAAATTGACCGACAAAATGAAGAGTCGGATATTAAATGGCTCATGAGCAGCAAGAGAGGTCGCAGATTAATCTGGAGACTTCTGGAGCAAGCAGGTGTATTCAGATCATCGTTTAACACTAACGCAATGGCAATGTCATTTAGCGAAGGTAATAGAAACTATGGTTTGCAGATCCTTAACTTAATCCATACTCTCTGCCCTGAGTTATACCCGACAATGATTAAGGAGCAAAAAAATGTCAGAGATGCTGATGACAGAAGCCAACCAACCAAATGAAGGCAGCGAACAACAGCAATCAGTAGACAATGCTACTAGTGAGCAAACTACTGACACACAGCAGCAAGCTGAAAATGTGCAAGATCAACAAGTTTCGGATGAAACCACTGTTGAAAGTGAAACAAGCGAAAAGGTAGCTGTAGAAGGCGCACCTGATAAATACGAGTTCAACACAAAGGTGACTGACGCACCAGAAGAACTCGACCCCGAAGTAATAACTGCTTTCGGTGAGGTCGCTAAAGATCTTAACTTGCCACAAGAAGCTGCACAAAAGGTATTAGACAAGGTTGCACCTGTCATACAAGCCAAACAAGCTAAAGTTTTAGAACAGGCAAAACTAGATTGGGCTAATGATTCACAAGCTGATAAAGAATTTGGCGGTGAAAATTTAAAAGCTAATTTAGATATTGCTAAATCTGCACTAGATGCATTTGGTACGGATGCCTTGAAGTCGCTGCTAGAAGAATCTGGCTTTGGAAATCATCCTGAGATAATCAGGTTTATGTTCAGAGCAGGTCAGGCAATCAGTGAAGACAGTTATGTAGGTAATTCTGAAGGTGCAGATCCTAGCGGATCTAATGGTCCAAAAGATTTTAATGCTATAGCTAATTCACTGTATTCTAATCAGCAAAACAAGTAAGGAGTTATTAAATGGCTACTCTCTCAACCTCAAATTTAACCCTAGCGGATTGGGCGAAAAGAAGCGACCCAGACGGTAGAGTTCCAATCGTTGC